TGGGTTACAGCAAAGAGAACTGCCGCTGGGTGCCGATGAAGGTCCAGTGCAACAACCGAAGAAGCAATGTGTTTGTCGAGTGGAACGGCCGCCGCCAGACGATTGCTCAGTGGGCCGAAGAGGTCGGTATTGAGCGCAAGACGCTTGGTTACCGGATCAGGGCTGGATGGGAGGCGACTAGGGCCCTCTCCACACCTTCAACCATTAAGAGGAAGTGACATGGCATTCAACCTTGAATCGATTCAAAAGACGCGCAGGCTGCGCGCACCAAAGATCGTGATCTGTGGCCCGAACAAACTGGGCAAGACCACCTTCGCCGCCAGCGCCCCCAACGCGGTGGGCATACTGACTGAGGACGGCGCCGACGCAGTGGACGCCTCGGCCTTCCCATTGGCCTCAAGCCTGCAGGAGGTCTACCAGGCCATCGGCACCCTGCTGAAGGAAGAGCACGACTTCAACACCGTGTTCATGGACTCGCTCGACTGGCTCGAGCCCCTGGTGCACGCGCACGTCTGCGAGCAGAACAAGTGGGCCAGCATCGAGGCGCCGGGCTATGGCAAGGGCTATCTGGCCGCGGCTGATGAGTGGCGCACGCTGCTCAACGGCCTGGAGGAGCTGCGCCAGCGCCGCAACATGGCCGTGATCCTGATCGCGCACGACAAGATCAAGCGCTTTGAGTCACCGCTGCACGACGGGTATGACCAATACGTCCTGAAGCTCCACGACCGCGCCGCTGCACTGGTGCAGGAATGGGCCGACGTCATCGGCTGGGCCAACTACCGCGTGGTCACCACGCAGACCGACGCCGGCTACGGCAACAAAGAGACGAAAGCCCGCACGACGGGCGACCGGATTCTCCATGTCGAACCCCACCCCGCTCACATGGGCGGCAACCGGTTTGGCCTGAAGAACATGCCCCTGTCCTGGGAGGCATTCGCAGCTGCACTTGCAGCATCACAAACCTGAACCGAGAGAACCATGCCCTTGTACGTCATCACCGACATCGCCAACGCCAAGACGCGCCTGGTGGATGCCCAGAACCCTGCCCGCGCCCTGCGCCACGTCACCAGCACGCAATTCGGCATCAAGGCCGCCAGCGCTGGTTTGGTGGCCAAGCTGATGGGCGCCGGCATCCAGCTGGAAACCGCCACCCCTGAATCTCAACCCGAACCCCAACCTGAAGGCTACTGAACCATGGCATCCCTGAACTTCAAGGCGAGCTCGATCCAGATCGAGGAGCGCACCACGTCCTACGGCCCGCTGCCTGCGGGCGAGTACGAGATGATGGTGGTCAAGTCCACCACCAAGCCCACCAAGAGCGGCAACGGCTCCTACCTCGAGCTGGAGATGCACATCATCTCGGGTGAGCACACCGGCCGCCGGCACTGGGAGCGGCTGAATTTGGACAACCCGTCACTGCAGACCGTGAAGATCGCGGAGGAGCAGCTGGCGCGCCTGTGCATGGCCCTGGGCCTGGATGAGGTGGACGACAGCGAGCAGATGCACGACAAGGCGTTTGTGGCCGAGGTGGGCATCGACAAGAAGGATGACACCCGCAACGTCATCTGGAACTACCGCGCCATCACCGGCGCGCCTGTCAGCCCGGCCAAGCTCAAGAACACGCCGCCCCCGCCCGCTGCCGCGCCGGCCAAGGCTGCACGGCCTTGGGGTTGACCATGTCGGCGCTGCCTGAGTCTCCCCACACCACCGCGACGGCCATCGTCAAGTGGTACGAGAGCAAGCCCCAGGAGCACCGGCCGCACATGGGGGCCAGCCTCATCGGCCACCCGTGCGACCGCAACATCTGGATGACCTGGCGCTGGGTGCTCAAGCCCGAATTTAAGGGCCGCATCCTGCGCCTGTTCAGCACCGGCCAGCGCGAGGAGTCGCGCCTGCTGGAGGAGCTGCGCGGCATCGGTGCCCAGGTCTGGGACGTTGACCCCGAAACCGGCAACCAGTGGCGCGTGAGCGCGCACGGCGGGCACTTTGGCGGCAGCCTGGACGGCATCGCCAAGGGCCTGCCCGAGGGACCGAAGACGCCTGCGGTGCTGGAGTTCAAGACGCACTCACACAAGTCGTTCATGGACGTCGTGGCCAAGCGCGTGCGCGAGGCCAAGCCCCAGCACTACGACCAGATGACCGTCTACATGGGCCTGATGGAGCTGACGCGGGCGCTGTACATGGCGGTAGACAAGGACACCGACGACGTCTACGTCGAGTGGGTGGAGTTCGACCAGGCCCGGTTCGACCAGCTGCTGGCCCGCGCCGAGAAGCTCATCGGCATGACCGCGCCGCCTGACAGGCTCAGCGAGGATCCGACGCACTGGCAGTGCAAGTTCTGCGGGTTCTACAAGCACTGCCACCAGGGCGTGGCCGCGGAGGCGAACTGCAGGACGTGTTGCCATGCCTCACCCGTTGAGAATGCAGCATGGCGGTGTGACAGCCACAACGAACACCTGACCGTGCAGGAGCAGCGCGAGGGCTGCGAGGACCACCTGATGATCCCCGGCCTGGTGCCCTACGCCGAGCCGGTGGACGGCGGCAGCAACTGGGTGGCGTACCGGCACCGCGAGTCAGGCAAGACGTTCGTCAACGGCCCGGCCGACATGCCGTATCAAACCTTCTACGGCCCGGTGTTCAGCAGCACCGAGCTGCACCGGTGCCCGGGTGCGGTGCTGCCCGACGCGGTGGAGACGAAGGCCGAGTTCCCGGGCGCCACCGTGGTGTCGGGCAGCGTGGCCCCGCGCACGCCGTTCGATGACATGGAGTCGGACGACCTGGACGCGATCCCGACCAAGCCTGACCACCCGGTCAAGCGCGAGAGCCGCAAGCGCATCGCGGCCAGCATCAAGCAGCTTGAGGCGCTGCAGTGACCGCCTGGCTCCTGCCCTACCTGCAGGCCCGCAGCGACGAGGTGGGCGAGTGCTGGGAGTGGCGAGGGGCCGTGCAGCAGCTCAGCCGGGCCCCGGTCATGCGTCACGACGGCCGGCCTCAGGCCGTGCGCCGGGTAATCGCGCAGACGCTGGAGCTGAAGGTCGAGGGGCGTTTTGCGACGTCTCGCTGCTGCAACCCGCTGTGCGTCAACCCCGAGCACGTCATCACGGTCACGCGCCAGCAGCTGCAGCAGCGCACCGCCAAGGTGACGCAGATGCACACCAACCCGGCCCGGTGCAGGAAGCTGGCCCAAAGCGCCAGGCGCAAGGGAAAGCTGACCGAGGCCCAGGTGGCCGAGATCCGCGCCATCGACGGGATGAAGCAGCGCGACATCGCGGCCCTGTACGGCATCACCCAGTCTACGGTGTCGGCCATCCGGCGCGGGGCGAAATGGAAGGACTACAGCAACCCTTACTTGCAACTGATGGGAGTCAACAGATGAGCATCAGCATTGAGGCGCACGACCGGATCTGCCAAGACTTGCACCAGCAGATCCGCAGCCTGATCGTGGAGAACGAGAAGCTCCGCGCCGCGCTGACGCAGCCCAACGAATGCCGCTGGCTACAAGACGGCGACGGGGATTCCGGCACTTACATGGCGAGTTGCAATCAGCGCTACTTCAGCGTGGTGGATGGCACCCCCAAAGACAACCACATGACTCACTGCTGCTACTGCGGCAAGCCGCTGGTGGAGGTGCCCATTGAGCCGGAGGACAACCATGACTGACCTGAAGAAAGCCGCCCAGCAGGCGCTGGAGGCGTTGGAAGGAGGCGGTGATTCGTGGCGGCTGATTGGGCCTGCAATCGACGCCCTCCGCGCCGCTCTGGAGCAGCCGGAGCAGGAGCGCAAACTCACCGACGAGGTGATCGCGGACCTCTGGCACCAGAACGGTGGGTTCCACCATCACTTCGCACGCGCCCTCGAGCGCTGGCTTAAAGGGCAGGCATGAGCTTCATCATCGGCATCGACCCAGGCGCCGCGGGCGCGGTGGCCATCCTGGAGCCCGACGGCAGCCTGGTGCAGGTCTTTGACATGCCGGCCGTGGAGGTGACGGTAGGCGGCAAGGCCAAGCGCCGCATCAGCCCCGAGATGCTGGCCGCAGAGCTGCGCCTGTACAACGTGCATGCCACGTGCGCATACATCGAGCAGGTGGGCGCCATGCCCGGCCAGGGCGTCAGCAGCA